GTAATACACTCGTTCACGTGTGCATCCATGTGCTTGGCAATACTTCTTCCTGTAAGAGTAGTACTTTGTCCAATACGCTTGTCAAAAAACCTACAGCCAGCGTTGAGAATAGCACAGTACAAACTGTTCAAGTTAATTTTCTTGACCAGCTGACGCTTGTCCCAGTATTCTTCTGCTACTTTGTCACCAGAGTTGATTGCTTCTTTGAGCTTGGCCTGCATCTCTTTACGTTCAGCATACCAACGTTTGAGCAAACCTGGAATCACACCTTCTTTTTCGTATGTAAAAATAGTACCATTTGCACTCAGCACCCAGGGTTGGTTTGAGTCAAACAGCATGTGCCAAACTTCTGCACCTGAGTGTGTGGTGGATTCTCCACCTTCCCAATCAATCACAATTTCCATGCCGCGATTTTGTTCCATCACAGCAGTGTATTCCAAGCTAGCAAACAAGCCTTCCCAGGCTGCGGCAAAGCTCATACCTGATGTCATTCGATCTCGAATCAGTTTGTCTGTTGCTGTAGGTCTGAGTTGTCCAATAATGGTTTCGGGTCCCATGTTAAGGGCCCGAATAGCCGAGGGATAGAGCGAGTTAATGTCGATCGAACCGATGTATTCATGGACGCCTTTTTTGGGGTAAGCAACATAGGCACCTGCGGCTTGTGTGTCTTCATCTGCGAGTCTTTCTTTACGGTTAGGAACTACAAGGCCACGTTCGTGCGCCTCGACGATGATAGCTTGTTCAGTCACAGCAACTGCACCCATTGTGGTCTGCAGCAACACTGTGTTTTCATGAGCAAGTGTGTTTGCTAGATCAAGGAACTTGAGTTTCTTGTCTAGTTTGGCCAACAGCAAGGTATCTTGTCTGTTGTACTCAATAAACGTTTTGAAGTTTTGATTGTACAACTGATCCAGTGTACCTTCAAAAGCAGTCTTGCGTTCATCTAGTTCGTATTCACCAATAGCGTCCAAGCTATAGCTGTGACGTTCTTCGTAGGTGTATTTCCTGTAAAGTTGCATATAATCCATATGCACTCGACCAACCAAGTCGTATGTTTCTTGTTCAGCACCAAATCGTTCGAACATACGCTTCTTGGGCAACTGTCCCCAAAGACAGAACTTGCGTGTGTCATCCTTTGACAGCACACGAGTGATCCTGTTCACACAGTAAGGAATATCAAAGCCCTCTGAGTTCCAACCTGACATGACATCTGCATCATCAATAAGATCTAGAAATACCTTGAGCATTTCTGTTTCTTGTGTGAACACGATGGTATTTTCAAATTCTGCCGCAATGTCGTTGGCAGTTTCTGGTGTCATGTGTCGCGGAGGTACCACAAGTGTGACCAATTGATCCAACCAGTCTAGATACACTGATATGGCTGTGATAGGATTGAATGGATCTTCTGGCCGACTAAACCCGCGTTCTGGGTCAAAGTCGACCTCAATGTCAAAAAACGCTGTGTGCAGTCGAGGACCGTCTTGGCCTTTGTAGTTGTCTTCTAAACATCTAAAGATAGGATTGATGTCTGACTCGTACAATTTTTTGTGACTTTGGCCTCGCATTTCTTTGCGAAACTCTTTGTTGTTTCTTGAACTGAATCTTGAAACAGGATTTCCATAAATGCTACGAAACTTACCACGAGGATCTTCGTAGTAAAAAACATAGTTGGCTGGGTACTCTTGATATGTGCGTGTGCCGTTGCGGCGTTCTACCACATGAATGCGGTCATTGTCTCGCGAAAATAGTGCGTCTACGTAACTCATTTAACTCCGATTATGGCCGGTGGGCCGTGATACATGCTCGTAACGTGAGCGACTCGCTGTTTGAAACAGTACTTATAGGGTCTTGCCCACAGTTTCCAAAATTGTTTCAAGCAAATCGTGATCTTGCTTTTCTTGACCAAACTGTGCTTTGTGTGCAATACGAATTGCTTTTTTGAGAACGCCTGGTTTGATTTCCAGTTCTTCTGCTATTGCTTTGATAGTGTCTGTGAGTCCGCCTTGCAGTGTATCAATCTCGTGCATAACAGCCATACCTTCATTGAAGATTTGAGCCAGCTTGATTTTTTGATCACCGTTGAATGATTTGTTTTCCATAGTAATATCCTTGTTGAGATAATACTAGTATACAAAAATTCAACGGTGATCGCAACCTGAGGTTAGCCTTTCAAGATCTTGTGCATCAATGCACGTTTGGCCAGCCGTGACTCATTAGTGCCTGTTGCCAATCTATCGTGGTCATCGTTCCTGCTATTCTTCGAGCCTTCCGCCACACCTTGCTTATCTTTGATTTGCTTTTCAAGTTTGCGAATACGTGCCTGTGTCTCAGACTGACGCTTTAATGATGCACGACCATGTTCAGCATCTTGGCGTAGCTTTAGTCGTTCTAATTCCAACTCCGGGGATTCAGAGCCTTCCGCCACACCTTTGATAGTATAGTCTGGACGACTACGAACTGTTTCTTGATGTAGGTCTCTGAGTCCTTCGATTGCGTCTTCTCTGGAATCAATAAAATCATTGCCGCCGTCCATACGATAATGGAAAAATCCCCAACCATTTTCGTCTTGATAAATCTCACCAACTGGTCTACCGTTGCGTGATTTAATTACTTCGGCATTAGGGTAGATAGTATCGTTCGAGCCTTCCGCCACACCTTGACTTCTACGCTGTAATTCGGCACGAACACGCTTGACCTGACTACCTTCGCCCGGCACTGATTGTTGACTTTGTTTGGCAACATATGCTTTGAGTTTGTCAGTACTAACACCACTCAAGTCTTGGTGTTTAGGATAGTTCTCTGATACACCTTGCTTAACAAAATGATATCCACCAAACTGTTCAGGATTACGTTCCAAGAACTCGCCAGCCTTTTCAATAGACTGACGGTCACCCTTGACAACATAAGTTTGTATATCGTCATCTTCTGAGTATTCTTTGCTGACAATCTCCAAGCCGGCTTTGGTGAATACATTGACAGCACGACCTTGCATGTAGTTTCCATATCCAGAAAATTCTGCATACAAATTCTTAAAGCCGCCTTCGGTTATGCCTTGCCCACTGTGTTTCTTAGCAATTCCAACATCAATACTACCATTGCCGTTGCGATTGCTCCAGAAAGCAAAATCCTTACCATTGATACTGATTGTTTTTCCACCTGCCATTGATGTATACTCAGCATTGTCATCTAGTAATTCACTGTTGACACGATCTACATCATGCGCCCATTCTTTGTAGTTGCCGTAGAATTCAAAAGGCTTTTGTAATATATCACGGGTGTCTGCCACTGGCAAGTTGATGCCACGCGGCCCGTGCATGTGATCTACGTCAGGGATGGCTTCCGCCACACTTTGCTCTGCTGGTCTTGCCCAGTTAACCATTATGCTACGACCTTTTTTCTCTGCCGCAGTTTCTACTTTATCAACAGCCTCTTGTGCTGATCTGGCCTTGACCTTTACCGTTTCAGACTGGTGTGGACCGTAATCAAAACTAACTTCCCACATTGTGGAAGAGCCTTCCGCCACACCTTGCTTCTTTTTTGCTGCTCTTTCTCTTTGATCTTTTGCGAATTCTGCCCTAGTCATCAATGCCATGCTAGAAGTAGCATGTTTAGTTCTATAGTCAGCGTATGCTTTGTCTTGCTCTTGCTTGTGAGCATGACGAGATTTATACTCAGAGCCTTCCGCCACACGTTGCTGAAAATTAATCTTACCTAATTTTCCTTGCAATAAATCACCTAGTGTTGTAGGATCTTGACTGGCAGTGCGGTCAGTTAAAAAATAGTTTATTTCATCTTTTAACTGTTTCAAAAACTCAGCATTACCCAGTTCTTTTCTTGTTTTATACGCTTGAATCAATGTATCAATAGCAAGATTTGCATTGGCAAACATTGGCTTGATAGGATTACCACGGCTCGGTAAGTTATCTAGTTGTTGCAGTGTAAAATCTGGATTGTCTTGTGCAAATCTTTGTAGCTTTTGTATTGCTTGAAATGCTTCTTTAGGTTGTTCCAAGCCTTCCGCCACACCTTGCCCTAATACTTGTTTTACTAACAGTTGAGGAGCAAACTCCATATCACCGGCTAACTCTCTTGCGGCCGCTAATACTGCTTGTGGAGTAGGTTGTAATCTTTTTTCTTCTACATCTCGGCGTAGTTTCATAATAAGAGATTGTGCATCATATCCTAAATCTCTAACGCCTTCCGCCACACCCGGTGATGGAATTTCATGAAACTGTGGACGACCAAATTGAAAGTTTGCTCGTTGGATCGGCACACGACTGACCCAATGTCCTCGGTGCTGTTGCAGCCCTAGTTCTTGTGCTGTGCTTTCTTGGCCTGCGGGCACAGTGTATTCATACACGCCGTTGCCTGTTTGTACGGAGCCTGACACAGCATCATCTGGTTCGTCAAGACCTGCATTGCGCTCACGACCAAGTCTGCCACGGCGATCAGCATCCATTTGTTGTTGTTCTGGTTCTGGATTACCAAAACTTTTGTTTTCAAATTGATTGTTGTTAAAAAATTCGTTTAGTATCATTATCGT